CATAGTCTACGCATCGATCAAATTGGTGAACGGCTTCAAGAGCATCTGAATAAGACCAAATCATGACGGGGTTGCCATCATAGTAAATAGATAGTTTATACATTATTCATTTACCCAATCTACTGTTAGTTCATCTTCAGTTTCTACAACGCATTCGCAAGGCTCTACGTCATAATTATTTTCATCGCCCCAGAATAAAAATCCAGCGCCACCGCATTCATCACAAGCCGCAGAAATAATTTCTACGTATTCTTTCATTCTAGCCATTTAGGTTTTCCCCTTCGTTTGTTTTGGTAATTGTAGCAGATAGCACTGACAAGGCTTCCGCCTTGCTTGCTTCACGTTGTGCGATAACGTGCTTTTTGAATTCGTCTAGATTCATTCGAACGCTCCTTCGTTTAGTAATCCGATTTCGATTTGAAATAATTCATCGGGTGTTGCTTCGGATAAATCTACCCAGCCAGCACCTTCTTCATTCATTCTAAAAATTTCAATGTATCCCATTTGTTTATTCTCCTGTCTTTACTGCAAGATAACGATATTCATCTTTTATATAAATATTTCTTGCGGAATAAGTTGGGCGAACTTGCACAAGGTAAGTATCGCAATCGGCATACCATACCGCAGAAGTTTTTTCTGCGTCAATGATTTCACCTGTAAGAGTGCGAGAGTAATAAGTTTTCCCAATGAGGAGGGATTCTACTGAATAGACATTTGCTGACATAAGTTGTCACCTTTCGTTTGTTGAATAATGGAATTGTAGCAGAACAGACTGACATTTTCCAATTCTGCAAGGGTTTGTCTCAATATGTGGAGCGTGGGCTTTGTGATTAATCTCACAAAATTCCAGGGTGTTTTTTATCACACTCTTAACGACACGCCCGACGCCGCAGCTTTTGTGGGCGCATCGACTTTTGTCAAGTCGACACGCCGTTATTTATTTAATTTTTTCTAAAAGTTTTTCTAATTCTTTTAGTTGATCTAGATCAAGGTGATCTAGTTGAATTGCTTTTTCAAATCCAAATAAATCGCTCATTAGTTTAACCCGTTTTCTTTTAGGTCTTTTATTACGGCGATTACTAGCGGGATAGTAACTCCCGCTAGTAGTAATTGGACGGCGGTAGTTAGTAGACGATTAGTAGTCATTACTTATTCCTCTTTCTCTTGATTACTGTATAGAGTGTAGCACCTACTACCGACAAGATAATAAACGCCCACGATTGGGATACATAGAGGAAATCCCCTAGGTCAATCATTAAGCCATAGTCATTTAGTTCAATAGTCATTAGTCATTCCAATCTAGTGTAAGTGCCTTATGCAATTCATCATCATCATAGTCATCACTATCAAAATCTATTGCGCCCTCTGCTAACGCTTTCTCATACATTTCTTCTTCATCAAGATAAACATAAGCGTCGCTTACATCTGCTTGGATAGTATCCCATTTAGTCATCATTACTTTACCTCTACTTCTCTAATGTTGTAAGTGAAACCCTTACCTAGTTTATTTAGTTCAGCGATTACCGCTAAGATTTCTTCAGGCTTGCTAGCCTTTTGATTTACGGCTAATAGTTGAGAGCCTTGCCATAGTGTATAAGTGATAGTCATTATCTGTTCTTCTTTCGTTAGTAGTTATAGTAGGAATTGTAGCGCATAGCGCCGACATTGTATAGCGACACGCCCTAGGGCTAAGTGTTATCTGTATCACATTAGATACAGTTGATACACTCGCAACCCTTAGAGCGGATAAGATAGGCAAGGATTTCCTTGCGTGTATAAGTATCTAATCCATAAGAGGACTTTACGCCTCCGTTATGGTAGTCATGCACGATAGTGCTAAATAGTGTTTCTGTTAGTTGAGTCATTGTATGACCCCTTTCTTTTAGTAGTTATTTATTAAGTTGTTATGGTGTAACCCTATCATAGGCTACTGACATTTATCCCCATTTAGGGCTAGTGTCGTGTGTGAATTACTTCACATTAACTAGAGCGTGTGTAGCGTAGTTACCGCCACACATTACGCATAGAGTCCAAGCGGTTACTCTACCGCAACCGCTAGAGCAAGCGACATAGTCGCTGTTAGTCATGTAGTCGTTACGACTTTCGAAAATTCTGTTTGTCATTTTATTGACCTTTCTTTTTTTAAGTATTAAGTATTTCTTAACTTCTTATAGTATTAACTATACATGGGGGGTCTGACATTTTGCAAGTCGCAACTCGGGCAATTCGGACATTTTAGAAAAGTATTTAGTGTTTTACATCACATTTAGGCTCATTATGGGCGCACTATCGGACAAATCGGACATTCAAAAAGGTGTGTATCGTACAAATTAAAAAATTATTAACATTTTGGTAAATTTTAAAAAGCTATTGACTTTCGAAAATACCAAATGTTATACTTGGAAAGGTTTCGGGGGGTTACACTAAGGAACTCAATACACCAAGTAAAATTGGGATTGATCCAGACTCTCCTCTACTTTCCAAAAAGTTTAAATTTGGGGGGTAGGGGGGTTTGCTAAAAAATCTAATTCCCAAGTAATCAATAAAAGAAAATACAAATATATAATATATATAAGCAATAAGCAATAGCTAAAAAATTTTTTATTAACATTTGATAAAATCTAAAAAGCAGTCGACTAGGATAATCATGAAGGTTTACATTTACGATCTAGCAATTAAGGTAGCAGTATTGGCGGATTCTGAAGAAGAAGCTAATGCAAAAATGGATCAAGGACAGGCATCACAAATTTCAATGGAAAGAAATCTTTCTTCAACTACAGATATTGCAGTTGACTAGATTTTATAGTACAATATAAAGATGAAATGCAGTTTTTGCAAGAATGACAAGTACGTCCAACGATTAAATTCGAGGGGGATTCTTGAAAACTTTTGCATTGACTGCATTTCTACTTTAAATAACCGAATACGCTAGTCCCTAGGGGATATAGCTTAATCTGGTTAAAGCATTTGTCTTATATACAAACGACTCTGGGTTCAAATCCCAGTATCCCTACTTTAAAGGTGGTATAATAATACTATGATTGATAACATTTCAGATAACGTACCTACATGCGATGTGTGCAGCATGTCCAAATGGGGAGTAGAAATGCGAGAAGACGGAGAACTCGTCACATTTTGCATTGTATGCTCAGGTGACATTGTTCACACTAAAGAAGCAAGAGATGCAGCAGAAGCTCTGCTAAACTCTGAATCAACAACAGACTCTGAGTAAATACTAGTCAACTAGGATTAATATGCATGATCATGAAAATATAGTTTTGGCTACAGGTTCAGGAATAACTGAAATGCAGCTTATGTGGATCATCATGGGAGCCATGGCTATTCATCACATTTGGATGTGGTGGAAAATGAAAAAGAAAAATTGTAACTGTAAATGAACTGGATCCAAGCAACAATTATATTTGGACCTATATTAGTTCTGTTAATAGCATTTTGGGATGATATCAAATGAAAAAACTATCTGCTTTAATAATACTGATTGCGACAGCAATCCTTTCAGGTGCTTTGCTCAATAGATTTTTAAATTGGGCGGGAAATATAGAAATCTTTGATTTCGACCTAAATGAAGATATAGACAATGAACAGTTCTAAATACTTCATCTGGTCATTACTATCTATCTTGGCTATATACTACTCATTGGTTATTATTACTCTATAGTCCATATCTTTTTTCTCCCGCCCTTTCTTGGGGTCTTTCAGTGGGAACCACCAAATATGACCCGTTAAGGGCTTAGAACCCCCGTAGAGGGCTTATAAGGGCTATTTCTTAAAGATGTACCAAAGTCTAAATTTGATCTTTTGAATAATTCTATCTATTTGTTGCTCGACTTTAATATCATTGTGATTATAGCTCTTAGGACTATTCCATAGTTTATAAAAGTGTCTAGGCATAATATAATTATACAGCATGTGGTCTCTTATTTTCGGCGCACTTTTTTCGCACTTTTTGCACTATGTGTCTATATTGTTCGTATTATATATAAATGTCTATAAAAGAAAAATTCCCAATCAGAGGCGGATCCGATTGGGACTTTCTAGTGTATTGCTACACATTATATAGGGAGACATGGTGGTGTCTCTAACCTACACATCTTTATTGTAGAATATGTTTTATTCTAAGTCAACTGTTTTTGCAATGATATCTTCAGCAGGAGGATATTCAATAATCCAACCGTAAGGATCCTTATTTGTTTCTGGGTTATTTCCAAGATACTCAAGATACTCAGGCAGGTTAGTAATTTCTGCTAAAAGTACCATTAGGTCCACACAGCGTCTATGCGGAGCTTGGTGAGTTGTATGGCACTTGTACTTATCGTCTACATTTGGACATACTTTTAAAATTTCCATAAGTCTAAAAACAACCTTGTGGGCAAACTCCATTTGATCTTGACTATATGCCATCTACCTCATCCTTTACTTCAATTGGTGTATATGCAGGTTCAGGACCAAGTAAAAATCCTTTTTCATGATATCCAACCATCTTTGATACTTCTTCCCCGCCAACAATTTTGTCAGCAATCAAAGAAAGTAGATCATAGATTCTGTGAAGCATGATATATGTAACCATTGGAAGGTTGTCTTCAATAGTTCCAGCATCTGATATTACAGCACCATCAGGCAATGTTGATTCATCCATTTTTATTTATCCCTCCATCTGTATTGGGGAAGATTACAGGCATCTTCCATTCATATGTTTCAAATCCAGCAGACTCATATTGAATCTCTTCTGGTGTGTTTATTTGAATTCCTTTTCCGCACATGCAGTTTCCGCACTCACAATTTGACATTATTTGTATTCCTTTCTTTTCCAGTATTTGTTTTTATACCATCCAATAATATGTTTTAAAGATTCACTTCTTGCTAATTTTGCTTCTGCTAATAAATTTGTATTTCTTTCAAGTTTCCACGGCTCTGTTTTAATAGGTATAATTTGTGCAATTGGAGTTCCAGCTTTTATTATACCTTCAAAGCCCTCTCTTAATAAAAATGGCAGCTTGCCCCCATTCATCGGGTAGTTTGCGTCAACAATTCCAGACATTGTTCTAAATGGTAAATCATCTCTATTTAGAGGGTGTGTAATTAAAAGGCTATATCCATCTTCAACCTTAAGTATTTGTTTTGTACTCCATGAAAAATGATTGCTATGAAACCCTATTGGTATTGGTAAAGTTGGAATCATACCAACATTACGCTCAATTATAAAATCTGTTTCTTTGTAATCAAAATCAAAAAAGTTCCAAGTTATTCTAGGACCATCTGGGGTTTGTTCAACTAAAAAATCTACAGGAGCTGGAATATAGTAACCAGTTAAAAAAGCATCCATAAAAGGAGCACAGCTTTTTACAGTTATTGTTGAAGGCATTATGCTTAATTTTCCACCAGAAAATTTTTCTATTTTTTTAAACCATTCGGGCATCACGTTATTCATATAACCAATATGCTCAAAAACTGGATGATAGACATCATACTCTAGTTTTTTATATTTCATTTGTAACCGATTCTACTATTTTTTTATAAACTTCTAAACCAATATTATTTTTGTAATTACAAGAAAGGCAATATAAGTAAATATTATCTTCTAAATCTATATTACATAGGAGAGAGCCTTGATCCATTGGACATTCAAGTCTAGGAACAAGGCCCTCTTCTGATAAGGCTATGTACTTAGATACATATTGTATCTGCATTTGACCTACTTTTTCTGATCAGTCGGGAATTGCAATAGCCATTCCTTTGCTTTTGGGGTCATACCCTTCCAAGCTGACCAATCACTGCCGCCATCGGTCATATAATACGTTATCTCTGCGTTTGTTACTGGGTCGAATAACTCTTTGTTACTCTTTAGGTCGAACTTCTCAAGTCTTTCAGGACCAAGATTTCCGATCATGTTAATCTGGAATATTCCGTAAGAACTATCTCCAGTTTTCCTATTCCCGTTATAGGCAAGCGGTCTTCCGTTAGATTCACGCTTTGCTATTGACCAAGCTTTTTTAAGGCTTGACCCTTCGAATCCTACAGTCTTAAGAAGCAATAGCAACTCTTCGTCTGTAAGCATCTCAGATGGCTTGTAAATCTCTTTACTAAAACTATCTAAGACTTCTTGCTTTAATTGGGCTTCAGTTTTCACTAAAGGTTTTACTACTAAGGCATTTGCAGGCTGTACAGGAAACAAAAATAATGTTATCATTACTATTGTGACTATGTTATGAGCCAAATCACTTACCTGTTGTTTTATTTTCTCCATTGGCATTTCCTCCTCTAGAGATAACGAACTATAATCATAACATTAATTTAGTAACCCTGTCAAGCCAGTCGACCAGAAAGAAAACATGAATATATCTTATTATACAATTAAAGCTGGACTTAATCCTGCAGTCGGTTTTGGCTATGCGGGAAAAAATATAGTTAAATCTTTAAATAACCTTGGTCATTTTGTTACATACGCTGACCCTAAAGCAGATATACAAATTAATTTTACACAGCCTCAACATTTTAAAATGCATAGGAAGCAGTATCAGATAGGATACACTCCGTGGGAATCTACTTCAATGCGCCCAGACTGGGTTGAAAGATTTAATCATTGCGACGAGGTTTGGACTACATCAGATTGGTGTGCTAAAGTATTTAAAGATAATGGAATAACAAAACCAATATACGTTTATCCTCACGGCATTGAAGATTTTTGGGTTCCAAAGCGTAGAGTAGTTAATGAAGGCCAGCCAATAAAATTTTTGCACATAGGCGAGCCATCACCAAGAAAAGACGGGCAGTTAGTAGTAGATACTTTTGCTAAGATATTTGGAAATAATCCAGACTATCAACTTACATTAAAGTGTCATAACTCAAATACTACTAGAATGTATAATAAAAATAATGAATTCGTAACACCAGATACAATATATTCAAATATCAAAATAATAACTGATGAATATCCAGAAGAACAGCTTTTAAGCTTATATCATAGTCATCATGTACTTTTATATCCTACTTGGGGTGAAGGATTTGGCTTTATTCCTCTTCAAGGCCTTGCAACAGGAATGCCAGTAATATCAACATATGACTGGTGTCACTATGAAAAATATTTAGGCCCATTAAAATTGAAATCTAAACTTACAGATGAGACTTTGCCAAAATCAGTTGGCGATGATTACATAGGAAAAATGTTTAAGCCAGATGCAAAGCATTTAGAAGATCAAATGTATGAAGCAGTAATTAACTTCAAAGCATATTCAGGATATTATTATGCACAAGCAAACAATATTCATAAAGAGTACAACTGGGACCAGTTGACTAAGAATGCATTTGATCATTTAGTTAAAAAATTCTCTTAACCCCTTCCCCTTTAAATGCTTCTTTGGTAGAATAGGATCTTCACTCAAAAAATTAAACCGCAAGGCGGAGAAACAGGTATTATAAATGTCAAAGACTATTGCTAACCCATATGAAAACTTTATTGCGCTATCTCGATATGCAAGATGGATTCCAGAAGAGAATAGACGTGAAACATGGGGAGAAACAGTAGATCGCTATTTTGCGTTTATGCTAAACCATTTAAAACAAAATCATAATTATATTCCAGATGAAAAGCTTGTAGCGGAATTAAAAGACGGTGTATTTCAAAGAAATGTCATGCCGTCTATGCGCTCCGTTATGACATCTGGAGCAGCATTAGAAAGAGATAACGTTGCAGGATATAATTGCTCATTTGTCCCAGTAGATAGCCCAAGATCATTTGATGAAACAATGTATATTCTTATGTGTGGTACAGGAGTTGGATTCTCCGTTGAATACAAGTACGTTAATAAACTTCCTGCCGTCCCAGATTCTTTTGAGAAGTCAGACACAGTCATTGTTGTAGAGGATTCAAAGCAGGGTTGGGCAAAGGCTTATCGTGAACTACTAGCACTCCTTTGGACTGGACACATTCCAGCAATTGATGTTAGCAAAGTTCGTCCAGCTGGTGCACGTTTAAAGACAATGGGTGGACGCTCATCAGGACCACAACCATTAATCAATTTGTTTGATTTTACAATTGCAAAGTTTAAAAATGCAGCAGGCCGTCAACTAAAACCAATTGAAGCACATGACATCATGTGTAAAATAGGTGAAGTTGTTGTTGTAGGAGGAGTTCGTCGTTCAGCAATGATTTCTCTTTCTAATATTAATGATATTGAGATGGCAGCAGCAAAGTCAGGCAACTGGTGGGAAAATAATACACAACGTGCATTATCAAATAACTCTGTTGCGTATTCACGCAAGCCAGAGATGGAACAGTTTATTGCAGAATGGAAATCTTTGTATGATTCAAAATCAGGAGAACGAGGCATATACAATGTGGCCGCAGCTCAAGCCCAAGCAGCCAAGTATGGAAGAAGAGATCCAGATGTACACTATGGAACTAACCCTTGCTCAGAGATTATCTTACGTCCTTACCAGTTTTGTAATCTTTCAGAAGTCGTACTTCGTGAAAAAGATACAGTTGAAGAGGTTGCAAATAAAGTACGCCTTGCAACAATTCTTGGCACGTGGCAATCAACATTAACAGATTTCAAGTATCTTCGTAAAATTTGGAAAGACAACACAGAAGAAGAGCGCCTACTTGGAGTTTCTTTAACAGGACAATTCGGACACAAATTCTTTTCAGGAAAAGAAAATATTAAAAAGCTAGAAGATACTTTAAGCGGTCTTCGTGAATATGCAAGAGAAACAAATAAAGAAGAGGCTGGGAAAATTGGGATTCCTGAGTCTGCAGCTATTACATGCGTAAAGCCTTCTGGAACAGTGTCTCAATTGGTCGGGGTATCTTCAGGAATGCATCCATGGCATTCACCATATTATATTCGTACAGTACGTGGCTCAAAGGGAGATCCAATCTCTACATTTTTAAAGGAAGTTGGAATTCCTGTAGAAGATGATGTAATGAAGCCAAATGATACATACGTATTTTCATTTCCAGTTAAGGCACCAGAAGGTGCAATTGTTAGAAATGATCTTACAGCACTGGATCATTTGAACACATGGCTTGTCTATCAACGTGCATGGTGTGAACATAAGCCATCTATCACTGTTTCTGTAAAAGAAGAAGAGTGGATGGAAGTCGGTGCTTGGGTGTATAAGCATTTTGATGAGGTTTCTGGAATTTCTTTCCTTCCTCATTCAGATCATACATACAAGCAAGCTCCTTATCAAGAAGTTGATAAAGCAGAGTATGATGCACTTGTTGCAAGGATGCCAAAGAGCATTCGCTGGGAAGATTTATCTTTTTACGAAACAGAAGACGGAACTTCAACAAATGCTACGCTTGCATGTACTTCAGATGGCAATTGTGAAATAGTAGATATATCTGCCTAATATGGTAGAATTATAGTATTGGGGTAAATCCCCAAAATTCTGGGCACCCCGCCCAAAATGGAGATGATAAAATGGCTAAATTCAATAAGTTGGATTTAAACAAAGACGGAAAGGTAACAATGACAGAACAGATCTTAGCAGCACTTGGAACATATGCTCGTGCATTTCTTTCAGCAGCAATTGCTTTGTACATGACTGGCAATACAAACCCAAAGGACCTTCTTCTAGGTGGAGTAGCAGCAGTTGCACCAGTAATCCTTAAGGCCCTAAGCCCAAGTAACCAAGAGTTTGGTTTTAAGGCTCCAAAGTAAAATTTAATACGAATTAGGGATGCTCCTGTGCTAAAATAAGTACAGGAGTTTTCCTATTTTAGGAGATATTATGTCGGCGCAAAAGAATTTTGAGATTGATCAAAACACCACCTTTTCATTTATTGTTGAATATAAAGACAATAATGGAGCTCCTATAGCTTTAACCTCAGCATCAGCAAAAATGCAAGTTCGTGATACAAAAGGTGGGTCAAAATTAGCCTTTACTTTATCATCACCAACCAGCGGAATTGTAATAGATCAGCCAGCTGGAAAACTAACAGTAGTAATGACTGCAGCACAAACAAATAGTCTTTTCTATCCAAAATCTTCTTATGATATTATGGTAACAGATTCAAATGGAAATAGAACAAAGCTTCTTGAGGGATATATAACTCTAAGTAGATCGGTGACAATATGAGCGTAGATAAAGTAGTAGTAACGGAAATAAAAAATGATGTCGTTATATCCTCTCCTGGCCCACAAGGCCCAAGAGGAAAAACCATACTTAATGGAAACGGAGCCCCATCAAATTCACTAGGGCTCGAAGGTGACTTTTATTATGACAAGGTCACAACAAGATTTTATGGTCCAAAAGTAAATGATCTTACTTGGGAGAATGCTCCAAGCTACCTTTTAAGCACAGGAACTCTTACTTATACATGGAACATAAACCAAGTAACAGGACCAGTTTCTGGTGTATATCGCCTTGTTATAGTCCACAATCTAGGATATAACCCTAATGTGACTATTAAGAATAGCGCAGGGGACATATTAGAAACGGGAATAGACTATAATAGTATTAACCAAATTACACTGACGATGGCACAACCATTTTCAGGGACAGCGTACCTGTCCTAAAGGAGAAGAAAAATGTCAAGATTATTTGTCACGAACATTGACCTCAATAAAAATGAGTTGCTCAATGCAAGAATTCAGAATTTAAGTTCAGCACCATCAAACCCAGTACTAGGTCAGATTTACTATGACTCATTAACAAATGTAATGTACTACTACAATGGGCTTGCTTCTCCTAATGGCCCATGGATGCCAATGTCTGGATCTTCAGAGGTTATCCAAGATCTCATTGGTTCATCAGTTATTGGCGGAGTTGGTTTAACATCAACATACAGCGATTCTGCTGGAACACTAACAATTGATCTTGATAATACAGCAGTAACAGCTGGCTCATATGGATCAACAACAAAGATTCCAACTTTTACAGTAGATGCACAGGGTCGTTTAACTGCTGCAAGCGAAGCAGACGTAGCAACAAACCTTTCAATTGCAGGAGACACTGGAACAGATACTGTTAATCTTTTAACTGACACATTAACTGTTGCAGGTGGAGAAGGAATTGATGTAGCTGTAACAAATAATACAGTTACCGTATCAGCAGAAGATGCAACTTCGTCAAATAAAGGTGTTGCAAGCTTTGACTCAACAGATTTTACAGTAACATCAGGCGCAGTAACATTAAATGCTGAGCGTGTACAAGATATCGTTGGCGGAATGGTTACAGCTCCAAATACTGAATCAGGTATTTCTGTAACATACGATGATACAAACGGAAAATTAGATTTTAATGTAGCAGATCCTACAATTACTCTTTCAGGAGACGTAACTGGTTCTGCAACAATGACCAATTTGGGTAATGTAACAATATCAACAACAATTGAGCCAAACTCAGTTGCCCTCGGAACAGACACAACTGGAGATTA